CCACAGCAGACACTTGCTTTTGAAGGAGTTAATCTTAGAGAGTTTACTTTTGAGTGGGATTTGTTTCCTTCCAATCTAGAAGACACAAAACAAATTACAAATATTGTAAACTTTCTAAAAAGACAAATGCTACCAGGAACTAGTGGAATTGCTAACGTTTCTGGTTTAGAAAAAGCATTTTTACAATATCCCTCGGTCGTAGAACTCAGCTTGTTGGGTGTGCAGGAAGCACACTTTATGAGATTTAAAAGAGCTATGATTGATAATGTATCTGTTGATTATACAGGCGGAGGAAATCAGGTAAGTATCATTAAAGGTGGAGTCCCTGCTTCTGTTACTTTATCTATAAGCTTCAAAGAACTTACTATTCAAACTGCTGAAGATTACGGCGCTGCTCCTATAGAACCAATAACAGTTGTACCAAATGAGACAACATTCGATAGCTTGGTTGACGCCCAGTCTCGAGCTTTCGGAGCTGGGCTGCTTCGGGGGTTAACGTGATTAAAAGCGGCGCTTCAGGAGTAGCATAATGAAATACTTTGAAAATTTTCCAATCATAGAATATCAAGGTCGCCGGGTCCGTGATATCACAAGGCGTTCAGCTTTTACAAAGGCTATTGCTAATAATCCTTTCATCTATTATCCCTATACTGTAAAGGAAGGCGAAAGGGCAGAAGATGTTGCTAGATGGTATTATGGATCGGTAGATTATATTTGGGTGGTCTATATGTCAAATAATATCATTGATCCTTATTACGAATGGCCTATGGACCCACAAACATTTAAAGATTACTTAGTTAAAAAGTATTCAGAGTTATCAGGCGAAGTTGGTGAAGATGTTATTGACTGGATTCAAGATACCGATAACGACGATAATATTTTATACTATGTGAGGAGATTTGAATAATGGCAGCAGTAGACGAAATCATATTAGCCCCAGAATCTTTTCGTACGATATATCTTCGTCGAGAAGACCGTGTTATTTTAAGAACAGAAAATGGTCGTAAAATTATTGTTAAGCGTATTATCCCTGAAGAGTGGGAACCGTATCGCATTTATGATTACGAAAACACAATAAACGAAAATAAAAGAGAGATCTATTTGTTCGATAATACTTTCCTTGACCAAATAGTTCGTGAATTCAGAAGTTCTGTGAGTACTGAATAAAAAGTTATGTCTGATTTTAGCCCAGCAAAATGCGAAATAACTAAAGCGATTATTACTTCGTATGGTCGTGAAAATGTAGCGTCTGAAGATATTTCTGCAATTATAGGTGCATTTGATATTGAGCACGGAATCGGAAAAGTAGCTCTAACAGGATCAATCACCGTGTTGGACACGACAGGCTTTTTAGAAATGTTTCCACTAAGGGGGGAAGAAACTCTTGATCTTGAAATTAAGTCATATGATTTACAAACCGTTCGCAAAATCAAGGCTCACATTTATAGAATTACAGATATAGAACCAAATAGTTTAACTAAAGGTGTCACTTATACCTTGCATTGGATCTCAAATATAAGTTGGAGTGCATTACAAAGAAAAATTATTAAAGCGTATAATGATAAAGAAATCTCAACAATTATAAAAGAAATATTTAACCAGTATTTTGCCGTATTAAAACCTAACACAACAGTAAAAACCGACGGGATAGAATTGCCAGACGAAACGTCAATTTTTAATATTACCGGTGAAGAACAAAGAAAATTTGTTTTACATAGAACAAGTGAAAAAACATCTCTTACTATACCAAGATATTCGCCAACAGAGGCGATAGGCTTCTGTCTGAAAAGAGCATTTAATAATACACAATCAAAATCTTCTTCGTTTAGATTTTTTGAAACCTGGGACGGGTTTTATTTTGTTAGTGACGAGTGGTTTTTTCAAAAGGCTGCGGCTAATGGTATATCTCAAAGTAAAGTATTAAATTATTCAGCACAAGTTGATTTAGACCCTCTTAACATTGACGAGCAAGTAAAGTCTTTAGAATCATTCACAAACCCAAGCAGAATAGATAGTGCTCGGGATTTAGCGGGCGGTGGGTATAAAAATACATTTTTAGAAATTGATTTATTAAATAGTACAGTAAAAAGATACAACTACGCGTATTTAGAAGGTAATAATAAATTTAAAGATGTAAAAGGAAAAGAAGCAAGTTGGCAGTCAGATACACACACTGAAAAATTTGCTAATGAAGTTTTTACAAACGAAAATGCTAGACAGTTTTTAGTGATGAGAGATTATAGAAATTCTTATGATGCAAAATCTTTTTCAGGCGAAAAGAATTTTAGAGAACTTGTATCACGAAGGGTAATGTATAATGCGCACATGTCTGCTACTCAAGTACAAGCAACTACATCAGGCAGATTAGATTTGAGTCCGGGTGATGTTATTCATGTAAATATAAGAGAATTGAATGCAAGTACAAATCAGATAGAAAAAAATGATCAGTTAAGCGGAAGATATTTAATTACACATATTTCAAATGTATGTAATAACGATATTCTTAGTACGCAATTAACATTATTTAAATATGATTGGAGTGATGCTAACATTGATAAGGGGGCAGGTACATAATGAGATCAGGATTAGGAATAAGAAATCCGATGTTTTTTATCGGAGTTATAGAGGATAATGATGATAAATCTTATCAAGGCCGCGTGAAAGTTCGTGCTTTCGGCGCGCATGGATTCAATACAGATATTAAGACCGGAGATCTTCCTTGGGCTTTGTGTGTTAGCGGTGCATATACACCTAATAATCCTATTCCTCCGTTAAATTCGTTTGTATTTGGCGTATTTTTAGATGGTGATGAAGCTCAGCATCCAATGGTATTAGGAATGATTCCTACACAATATTCTGAGGAACACAACCCAGAAATAGACGGCTGGGGCGCCATTCCAGGTAAAGATCCCGATCTTTTAGCTAAAGGCTTCAGACCAAGTGATTACGGCGAGCCTCTAACTTCAAGACTGGTAAGAGGGGAAAAAATTGAAACAACATTTCATCGTGATGTGTCTGTTAATGCGGTTCAAGATCAAAAAATTGCTAACTCTGATAAGACGTGGTCACAACCTGATTCCGCATATGCTGCGAAGTATCCTTATAATACAGTAATTGAAACCGCAAGACATACTATCGAGCTTGATGATACTCCTTATCAAGAACGAATTATGATTCACCATAAATCAGGTTCATTCATACAAATAGACGCAATTGGAACTGTTACGGAAAGAGCAGAATCGGATCGATATGAAATTAATATTGGTACAAAACACGAATCTTCTGGATCGTCTGTGGTTACAATCAACGGTAACGCGCATGTTTATGTAAAAGGAAATAAGACAGAAGAAATTATGGGCGACTATAAGTTGCTTGTTCACGGCAATCACGAAGTTAATGTCGGTCAAAACTTATTTCAAATCGCCGGCACAAGTCTACAAGCTCGTGCAGCAAATGTTAAAATTGAAGCAAACTCAGATACACTGACTCTTTTTGGTAGGAAAGAAATTCAATTTGAAGCAGAAAACCAATTGAACTTTGTTTCGGCAAACATTAAAAATACTGCACTAATGAACTACGAGGTATATTCAAATAAGAGTATTAAGTTTACTACTCTCTGGGATGTGCATATGCAGGCCAGTAATATTATTATGACCGCACACGGTTTAATACCGCCACTTCCAATTAATGGAGCTACGATAGGTACTCCTGGATTTAGCTTAACAACTCCTGCTGTAAGCATATTAGCAGCTACAGGAAGTTTTTCTGGTTTATGGAATGCTAGTGTTATCAATGGTGGAATTGTTACTGGTACTAGTGTGAATGCAACTACTTTACAAGCGACGACTATAAATGCTCTTGGTGCTACTTTTGGTGTAGCAAGTGCTTACGCATTAAACGCCGTTGTATATGTTGGTCCTGTTGGCGGAACACCTGCCAGTGTAACTAAACCATCTATTACACTCCCGTCAATACCTGTTATCACCCCTCCTGCGCAGAGTATATTAAAACCGCCTCCATTAGGTGGATCAATTTTTTCAGGATATGCGTATCCTTCGCCAAACGGTGACATCACGAGTTTCTTTACTGGTGTATTATCAAGTCCGTTTGCTGTTCTTGGTATACCAAATCCTCTTGGAACCGGTGGCTATGGTATTAAAAGAGTTCAGGCTCCCGAACCGGTTGCTCCTGCAACATCCATTTTTACAAGTGTATATAATTTTTTCGGGTCGGCTGCAGGTTGGGCTTCACCCTTAGGTGATACCGCAAAAATTAACAGGACTTTTGATCTGATAGGATCACTTACCGGGGATAACGTTATACTCGATGTGTCACAGGTCACAAGTAACATTGCGGGTTTGGGTTTTGACGAAAACGGCGCGGTTATAGTCACAGACACAGATGCGCCGGATCTCCCAACGACAGAATTTACGACAGATGCAAATGGTGACATTATTGAGGTAGGGAGTTAAGTATGGCTAAGTGTATAGATTATACAGATCAGACTACCTTAAATAGACTTGCTGTTGCTTCGGCACCAACAATTAATCCAGACGGTACTTTCAATACAAATCATCTTGATGTTTTTGCTCAGGAAATGGCGAATAATATTTTAATTGAAGCTGATAATAATCCTATTTCAATTGCAGTAAATACGTACGGAGATTCCTTTTATCGAGCATCAAATTATATAAACACAACTTTTAAAGGTAGAGCGCAAAATTTTCTAGTAGATTATCCCGATTTAAATAGAAGATGGGAAAGAGGACTTATTACAAATTTAGAAGTTGCTGACTTCATCAGAGCTTTTAATTATACCCCGACTGATCTTATTGACCAATCTAATTACCTGAAGCTTACAAGAGAACTTGATTCTTATTATAAGGATTCGTTTGCTACTAGTATAATGGGTGGATTCTGTGCTACAATGCAAAATATTTTCAATCAAATAGATGCATTTTATGATTTGATCGGAGTAGTAGATGGGATTGTCACAGATGCAATTGCAATTATAGGTAAAATAAGATCCTTTGATGGTTTTAAAGAACTCACCGAAGAAAAAATTAAAGAAGAACTCATAAAACGAATTAAAAAACAATTGACCGAAGTCATTGATAAGATCTTTCAAGAAATTGAAGACGCGATTAATAATTTTAATATTGAAAGTATTGTGGGCGATTTAACTGGCTCGACGATTGCTGGTATAAAAGCCATTTTAACAACTAAAGAACAAATGTGTGCTTTCTTTACTGAAGAGAATAAGAAAGGACTTAAAGCTAAAATGGAAGCACTAATTGATTATGCCATTAGCTTGTTTGAAAGTCCAACTCTCGAACAGATACAGTTTATGGTTTATAGATTTTGCGCATTTGCCACAAACATCGAGGCACTATTAAAAGATATTAAAAAACCTCTTGATGATTATGCGCAAAGATATCGACGTATAGTAAATCGACTTACTGCAATTTCAAATGTAAACACTGCAACCGCCCTTCGATACGGAGCATTAAGATATTCTGAAGAGGCAAGGATAGATGGAATAAATAGATTAACAGACTTGTGGGAAGGAAGAGCGGGGCGCCGCATTACTCCAACTGGTGAAGAACCAACAACTGTCAAGTCAATAACTGTAGCAGAATATAATGCGCTGCCTTCATGTGGAAAGGTATGGAAAGGTCAAGTTGCTTGGGTTAGAGTTGAAGGTGATTGGACAGATGAAAAAGATGGGATTGGCATTTACGGTTATACGAGAATTGATCTTGATGTAAAAGTATATTTAAAAAGAATACACGATGACATAGGAGGTCAGTATACTATTACAGAAGGTTGGTTCAGTAAAGATTGGAATGAAAAGAAAGAATATGATCCTAGCAATAGTCACTTGAGTGGTCTTGTTATAGATATTAAAAAGGACATGTCAGACGTAGATGCGTTTACTGATGCAGCCTTAAAACACGGATTTAGAGGAGTCGTTGTATATAGCGATTCAATTCATTTAGATGTAAGAGAGATTCCTAGATGACAATAACAGTAAAGACTCCATTCAGTAAAAAGCAAAGCTTATATGCAGACTTTAAAAAGAATCTGGCTATCAGCCCAATTTCAAAGGATCTTGCTCTTATCAAAGACGATGAAGCAGTTAAGCAATCAATTAAAAATTTGGTACTTACTGATCCCGGCGAAAGATTAATGCAACCTTTTATCGGTGGTGGAATCAGAGCTTTATTATTTGAAAACATAACACCAGCTGTTTTAAATTTAATTGAAAACCAAGTAAAAAGTACAATTAACACATACGAGCCAAGAGCAGATATAATAAACGTTACTGCTTCTTCAAAATATGATGATAATACGGTAAATGTTGTAGTAAATTTCTATATAAGAAATACCAACGAGCCGATTAAATTAGACTTAATTTTAACAAGGGTACGATAAGATGGCCAGTGTAAAAACACCTATAACAGAATTAGATTTTGATTCCGTTAAAAATCAGCTTAAGACATATTTAAGAACTCAGACACAATTCAAAGATTATAACTTTGAAGGAAGTAATATGAGTGTGTTTTTAGATGTTTTGGCGTTTAACACGTTTCAAAATAATTTCTATACAAACATGGCAATCAATGAAATGTTTCTTGACTCTGCTGTCATTAAAAACTCAATTATTTCTCATGCAAAAGAATTGAACTATGTTCCAAGATCTCGTAAATCTGCAAAGGCCGTTGTTCAAGTAACCATTACGGATGCAAGTATAACAGATTCAACAATTTCTATTCCTACGTATACAAACTTTTCTGCTAACTATCAAGGTGATCTGTATAATTTTGTAACTAATCAAACATACGTCGCTCGTCGTACAGCACCGGGTGTATATGTTGCAGACAATGTTGAAATCTTTGAAGGTCAAATGCTTGCAAGCTTTCAAAAAGAAGGTTTTATTATTGATGCTGACGGGATTCTTAGAGTTCGACTTTCAAACGATGAAGTAGATACAGATAGTATTGTTGTATTTATTGATGCAGAAGCAACAGAAGATCAAAACATATTTACTCGAACAAATACCATTTTTGGCGTAAAACCAACTGATAAAGTATTTTATCTTGAAGCTTATCTAGACGATCGTTATGCAATTTATTTTGGTAATAACGAGTTTGGGCTGCAGCCTCAAGAATTTGAAGATGTCCGTGTAAGGTATCGAATTTGCTCTGGGCCAGAGGCAAATGGTGCTAGTTCTTTTAGTACTAGCTTTTTAGAAGGTGCTGCGGTCAGTGTCGTAACAATTTCTGCTGCTGCTGGTGGACAAGAACGAGAATCAATGGAAAGTATTCGTTACTTTGCTCCTAAAGCTTTACAAATCCAAGAACGTGCCATTACTACAAGTGATTATGAAATTCTATTAAAGCAGGCATTTCCAGAAATTACCGCAGTTGCTGCGTATGGTGGAGAAGAATTAGAACCGCCTCAATTTGGTAAAGTAGCAATTTCGATTTATCTAAACGACCAAACACAACTTATTTCTTCAACACTGGCGAATTCATATATTGGATATCTTTCAGATCGCAGTCCTTTAGGAATTGAGCCTATATTTGTTCAGACTAAATTTGTATATGCTAATCTTGAAATAGATGCAATTTACAGTATAAAGAATTCAGAAAAAAGTAGTGCACAACTTGAAATACTAATTCGTTCGACTATTCAAACATATTCTGATAACAACTTAGAAAATTTTAATACGGTTTTGCGTAAAAGTAAATTGACAAGTGCAATTGATGATACAGATGACGGCATTTTGAGTA